CTGGACGTTGCTTTTTCAAGCATTTACGGATGGCTGCTTTAGCTTCGTTAGGGCTAACAGTACGATTTGCGGAGAGTTTTTCTGACATAGTGTTTCTTTCTAAAAAACAGTTGAAGTAAGTTATTTACAGTGTATAGTATAACAAAGATCTTCTTATATGTCAAGCAATTTTTCTGTAAATCTTTCCTTTGCTCTTTGAAATTTAGCAATATTTCCGGAAAATAAAACTAATTGAACAGCGGTTTTCTCTCCAAATAGGTATATTTGTTTAGAAGTTAAGTAATATGGACACTCAAGATTTTGATCTATCCATATTGCTAATTTATTTGTAAAGAAAATGGGTTCGTCAAATTTAACTTCGTAATATTTTATATCTGCTCGTTTTAAACACTCAAAGCCTTGCTCGGTTAATCCGAGTCCACCTTTACTTTTAGTTCTAGTGTTATGCCACCAAAGTGGTATAGTTTGTTTAATTTTTTTCTCGTCAAACAGAATCCCATTAGATTCTAACACTATTTTGGTTATTTCATGTTTCTGAGATATCATTGACTTTTTCACCAGTATTTAATTTATAAACGGAGAAGTCTTGAGTATTAAAAAGTTTGTTTAATTTTTCAGCTAAGTTAAAGGCATGTCCACTATTGGAAAAACTTACCTTTTTATATTTTGGATTTAATTGATGTGCAACAATGCTAGTGGTTTTTAAATTGATTGGTTTATTTTGATAAAATACTGCCCAAATAGCTTCAGACTCTAACACCTGTTCGGTTTTGTAAGTTTTTTTATTAGTAACTTCTAGTAACACATTAGGTTTTGGCCTGCTCATGATATACGTATCTCCAAATATACATATATTTAGTTAAAATTTTAGAAGTTTCCACCATCCATTTTTATTTCAATTTTATCCGGACCCTTATTTTCTACAATAGTAGATAATGTTTGATCTAATTTTCCAGTTAATCGAGTCATTACCATGCTGATACTATCATACATATCACTATATTCTTTAGCAGTTAGTGTTAACGATTTTTGTCCACTTTTTTTAGCAATTCTTGCTTTATCTAAAAAGTCTTCTATAGGGAATACATTAATAGGTTTCATTCTTTATTAACACTGGCTAATGCAATTTTCATTTCTATTTCATTCTTAAACGGACCACGATTTGGATTTCGATCTATCGTAATTAATTTTGGACAAAAACTCTTAACCCACCCTTTGTGAAATTGAATTATATAATACCCTGCACAATATTGACTTTTACTTTTTGAACTTTTAGCAAATAATGGCAATTTCTTTTTAATATCATATACAGCATCATGCGGTTTTGAACTACATGGATAATCGTATATAAAATGTGTAAGTGGATCTATTTCAAAATTGTGTTTAGTAATAACATCTAATTTATCAACGATATCTCTATAATTTTTAATATTAAATGTTTGACCGTTGCGTAAAAAAGTATAGTCTTTTTTATTTTTAGCAATAGATCCTATCTTTTTGCCCGAGTCTTCGAGGATCCATTCTTTATTTGGTATTAGTACTTTTGAAATTACGGTGTTCATGCTATATACCTTGCATTTAATGGTTCTGCATAACTTTGTACTTGTTCACTAATCTTAATTAGATCGTATTCTGCACATAATTTTAACAATCTAATACCAACTTGGGAAATATTCTTTTCTGCTGTAGTAGCTGTATTAATGGTTTCTTTGATTAACGTTTTAATATCATCTGGCTGCGCTGTTAAATCACAAAGCACCACATTACGATTGTAGTCATCTAACACTCTATGTTCTTTGCCCTCGTGATCTGACCAACGCTGAAGCATGAGATTGTTCCACGCGAATCCTTTATTTACTCGGTCTCCAAAGGCTTCACGGAGACCAACCTTATTTTTTGTGCCTTTTTCACGCACTCCCGGATAAGCAGAAAAGATATTGTCGGAGGTGTCGCCACGCATACACTTCTCAAAAAGTAACCATGTTGGGTCCGGTGCGTCTTTTTTCTCATTAGTTTTTTTATCTTTAACAGGCTTACCCTTTTCATCAAAGTATCCTTCATGTGTAGTTGTAATCTGCATCACGCCATTATATTGACGCACGTTCGGTGCGATAAGTTGTGCAAAGTCCCCATCTGTTGAAATGATAACGTGCATATCGGATGGATGACTTTGTATCCAACCTGCAATTAAATCATCTGCTTCTAATTGCGGATGCTGTAAAACTGTGCAATTAGTTTTATTGATAACGTAATCTTTAAACTCGTCAAATGTTTCCCAAAACACACGATCTTCTTCTGCCTCTCTTGGACTTTGGGCAGCACGAGCTTCTGTACGCTGGCGTTTATAGGGAGCATATACGTCCTTACGCCAGCTGCGACCTTCTAAAAAGAAGATGACATGATCACCTTTAAAGTCTTTCCATGCTTTGCGAACACTGCCCAATACCGTAGCAAGACTCATGCCAATCTTGTCATTAAGATCGCCTCGAGTTGCATGACGAGCTCGAAAAAATGTATTTGCAGTATCTACAAGAATATATGTTTGCGTCATTAAGAAATCTCTCTTCTTCCATTACCTAAATTGTTTACATCAATAAAACCAGCAGTTCGTTGATTCATATTAACACCCGAATCGTTGCCGACATTCCTACATAGTTCACCAAACCAAGCATCTACTACTGCTTCTTCGGATTCGCCTTTGTATCCATTAGCTTTTAATTGTAACACAAAGTACTCATTCCAATCAAGTTCAAAAAAGCCATTACGAATATTATCTTTATTGACATGTGTATCTAATACAGCGACCCACGGTTCTTTATTTGCGGTAGCAATTTCTTTTGCGGAAAGTTTTACTGGTTCTTCTTTTTTAATTGGCACCGCATCTTTAATGCCAAATAGATTTTTAATAAATTGTTTCATAGTTTTTTCTGTAATTGGTATAACTGCTTGATCTAAGATACCCATTAAGTACCCCACTCATTTTTAAAAAGCGGAACTTGTAATCTATCACTGTATCTTAGTCCATGTTTCATTGCTAACAATGCCACATTGCGATTGTTCATTGCGTAAACACTTTCAACTCCACCTACAGGCATTAGGTACACATGACCTAAAAATCCTGCATTACGATATTCAGCAATAGCACGTTCTGCATCTTTAAAGTCTTCCTCTGTGGCAATAACAAACTTCAAATATGCTGTGCCAACTTGTTCATATTCACAAACACGTTCTGGCTTAATTGCATCATCCCATGGTTCACCACTACAAGGAAGTTTAGCACTTACACTAAATGTAATTTCTCGCTCGTCGCCACCAAATGCCCAATCTGTTAAGTATTCCTTAAATGCAGAAGTTAATCGCATTGTTCCATTTGTCTCAAACGTAATTTCTTTTAAGCCAGCCATCTTAGGATGTGACAGTAAATCTGGATATTGCTTTTGCCAACCCAGCAACGGTTCGCCACCTGTGATAACAAGATGCTCATCCCGCCATTCACCGTGTGGAATAATTTCCATAATACGTTCTACGATAGCATCTGTAGTTAACAATGGACTTAGATCTTTGAACTCAGGCATCCAGCTGGCATAACTGTCACATCCTGTACTAACTAAAGGTAAGTCTTCATACTTTTGAAAAGGTGTAATCAATGAATGGGTAGCGGCAATACCGGCAGCCTCCATGCTCAATTCACCACGAGGCATACCAAAGCCTGCACATTTGAAATTGCAGCCAAAGGTTCTAAGAAAGACACTGGGTACTCCCATATACCTCCCCTCACCTTGAATTGAGTAAAAAAGTTCTGCTATTTTTATTTTTGACATTTATAATTCCTGGAATATATTAAATACATTATATACATGTTTATTTAAATTTGTCAACATAAAAGGTAAAAAATGAGAACACAAATTAATTGGATGCTTAACAATTATTGTACAGCGGAATGCTCGTATTGTCCTACTAAATTACGAGGCGGAGAAATGCCGCATGGTATTCTTGAATATATAGAAGTTACTCAACAATTGATTGATCATTATAGTTCATTGGGTAGAAAAATTGATTGGATATTTAATGGGGGAGAACCATTAGATATGTTTGATTTCCCTATGATGCTTAAATTATGTAAAGAAAATGGAGGAACTATAGATTTAACCACTAATGGTGGTAAACTTTGGTTAGATTGGTGGGCCATCGAACCTCACATTGACTCTTTACATTTAAGTTATCATTATTGGCAAAATCCAAAACTTATAAAATTTATTATACAATCTTTTCAAAAATCTAATAAACATATTAATATTATGGTTCCTATACGTCCTGATTTTTTTGATGAAGATGTACAACGTGCATTAGATATTGAGATTGAATTTAATATAATTGTTTCAAAAAATGTTTTATATAATGAGGCAGATCCTGTGGCAGGCATGTTTCCGTACACTGAAAAACAATTACGTATTATGCGTGGAGAAGAAGAACAACAGTATTTTAACAAAACTACATTTCAAGAAAGATATGAAACCAAAATAGCAGAAAACCCAGTGTATACCGGTATGCTATGTAATGTAGGTATTGAACGGTTAATGATTAGTCATCTAGGATGGATTACTGGGAGCGCATGTAATGATAGACCATTGGGTAATATTTGGAATAATAATCCAGAGCCAATATCAAATACTAAAAAACAACAAATTCTTAATAAAATAACTCTTCCTACAACTTTGCATACGTGTGGTATGAGAGCGTGTATGGATAAAACAGATCAATTAATAACTAAATTTCCTCAAAGTGGTACGTAAATATTAGACCATTGCTTAAGTTTTATAATTTTGTCTTTTTTTGCAACTTCAAGATTTTTCCATGATACAATACCTAGTTCCATCATGATGTCAATCATTGCCAGCATATCACCTAATTCTTCTTCAAGATGTTCTCTATTCGTTTTGGGTTTGCCTGGTTTTACATTATCGGCACCAAAACGATTAATCTTGCTAACCGCCTGAATTACTTCAGCACATTCTTCTTGCAATATGTCCATGACTTCTTTTTCTTTTGCGTTCATTTTTTTCTTTCTGACAAATATTGATCATTGTGCATCCATTGATTGTTTACAAGAAAACCCCATTCCTTTTTTTGTGGCCCAGGCATAAACAACGTCCATGTAGTTATATTAGGATCTAATTCGATTCTATGATAAGAAGTTGCAGGTGATATTCTAAAATGTCCAGGCCCTCTCCATTTTGCCAATTCAGTTACCTTCTTTCCATCGTTATCAAACTGAGGAATCCATTCCCAATATCCACCTTTTAAGATAAGCGTAGCGTAAGACCAAGGATGATCATGAACATCGTCTGGATCTGATTTTAAAAATTTGTGTAAAAATATGTTAAAAGGAAACCGTTTTCTATCTTTAAGAAACAAATAATAACGTTCTAAGTATGGTTTGTTACTTTGTCTATCTAATACAATACGTTTTCGATCTAATCGATCTAATAGATTGAGAAAAATTGACATTTTATTTTAATTTGTTTAATAAAGATTGACAAGAAAAGAAATTTTCTGTTAAATCTTGTGTCTGCTTGCGTAATTGAGGAATACGTTTTTCATAATGAGTCATTGTAACAATAATGTGATGACACAGTTCTTGCCTATGAATTAAGTAGCTATCCCAATCCTGTGTCCATTCGCTAGGATACTTAAATCCATCATAATACATTTCACTGTAAGACAGCCGGTTTGGCACCATGGGAATAGCATCTACTATTGCACCTTCGTAACAACTAATGCCCAATGTTTCTTGTAAGTTAGCACTAAACACTATTTTGGATTTACCTAGTAAATTATGATATTCGTGTTTATTTAATTGTGTATCTTGACAAACAACAAATTCATATTGTGGTAAATGTATGGCCAAATCACGGAATATCTCAACTTGTTTTTCTGGAGCAATGCGATGTGGGAACAATATTAAATCACGCTTGGGCATATTCTTATACATAGTTAATGTATTGTCCATATACTCCATAGGCCATCCTGTTCGAACAAACCTTGGATCTTCACCTTTTAAGATTTCATCAAGGTGTTCACTAAACCAAGGATTCTCTGTAGGATAATCGTTTAACAGATTTGCATAAAACATTGTAATATGAAAGTCTGTGGCAAAGTAATTGTAATCGAACGCATAGAAAAAACTCTTCTCAGCGTGCCTAACCCACGGTTTGTTACCGACTAGTCGACCTAGAAAGTCTTGTGGATCGTAACTTCCGCTATGCCATAGTCCATGTGTGGTTACTGGAATGCCCAGCAGTTCACTCATGTACTTTAAGTTTATAATGCCTGGATGCCACGCATCTGAGAACACAAAATGATCGCCAGGGCTAATTGCTCCGGCGCAGAAAAGACGACCAAGTTGTTCAACTTGACTAGCCTTGTATATATTGGTCCCACCAAAGTTAAGAAAAGCTCCTGGAGTAGTTGCCTTAGGAATATCTTCGGGTCCGGATATATTTCGAACATTGTGTCCTGCCTTTTGTAATAGAGAAGGTACATGGGTCTTCCACTGCCCAGTGTACCTAGATTCTACGCTTTCTAAATCAACGAGAAAAACGTTCGCCATTGTTTCGATTTTCAAAGCGAGGATTCTTGCCCTTGTAGCCCTCACGTGGCTTACCACGATTAGCAAAGTAGCGATGCTCTTGCGATCGATACATATCTGCTGGATTAAAGTCCAACAAATTAAATCTGCAATGATCTAACCAGGCATCGAGATCGTCGAAGATTTTAGTTACCTCAGGCTTCATTAGAAGAGTTTTTTGAATATATGTAGGTTGTGCCATGTTTAATTAATATTTGATAAATGAACCATTTTCTCTATCTTCAGAGACCTCAATCCAAACCTCACGGTTGGGATACTTTTGTGAAATTTGAGCGTATAAATCATCACTCATCATTTCGCAACTTTTGTAATCTAAACTTAGTGTAGCATCTGTATAAAGATTCTCTAACCAACGTTTAAATTGAATAAATTCCACGTCACGATCATTATGTGTAATACCTAACCATACTTTAAAATGAAATATATGCCGATGTTTGTTAGCTAAAAAACTAACATCATATTCATCGCCTGTTGCTAGGTTAGGGTCTGTAGCTGCCGCTGGGTAGCAATGAACACCTTCTTTTTGTAAAGTAACCCATATCATTTTATTAGGGCGTATGTCTTGTTTAACAATCATTTCTTAGGAGCATCTGTATCTTCAGACAGATTGTCTTTCATCATGTTATAAATTTCCCACAATTTCCAATCAATGCTTTCAAGCACTTTGAATAGTTTTTCTTCTGTGGTTTGTTGTACTGCTTGTTTTGTTATTTTTGAGTTAATCATTTTAGAACCTCGTCATTTTTGTAGTTGCGCCATGGGGTAAAATATTTACGCTGAGTTATGGCACCCATTGGCACCGACCATACACCAGGATTCGTTGCTTTAAAATTTTTGTCATCAATTTTAAGCATCGTATTATAGTTCCATAATTTTAAATATGGAATAGGAATCCGTATTTGTGGAATAAAATTGTCGTTATCATTTAATCCAGTTTCTAGAAACTCTTCTGCTAGATTAATTGGAATATCAAGACTACATAGATATTCTTTTTTTAGAAAAAATTCAATCATCGACTCCCAACTTCTCCACTCATCGTGATCTGTAGGATTAAAACTGTGATTGGCACCAAAAAAGATATGCTCACAACCTTGCAAGTTTGTTGCAATATTGTCAACAGTTTGTAGACCTGTCACAAACAATGTTTTCATGCCGAATGCAGATGTATGTTCAACTTCTACGCCTGTGAAAAATTGAACATTATCTTGTTCACCTAAAGTATAATCTCGTTTCATAACAATATTATAGCAGATAATGTAATACTGTACAACATGTTATTTTGCCAATTTTTTAGATTTTGCATTTCTTTTGGTATTTTAAATAGCGTCATTGCTGTTTAACAACTCTTCGCTAAGTGCTCTTAGTTTTTCATCTTCTGGATTTTCTAAATCTATTTCAGATGGGTTAGTAATATCCTCAACAATCATTAATTTATTATAAGTAGTTTCTTTTGGTCCACCCTGTAGCCTTGAACCTTCTAAGCTACGTAAAAAAGGACTTGCTTGAGTAATCATTTCAAATGCTTCGTCTTTAGTTTTAGTATTAAACAGGTCTTCTACAAAACTGCTAAAATATAAAATATTACGTGGTACCCAATCTGAATATTCATCACTCATATCTTGAGTTTTAACTTTCTTCCAATGTTTCCATGAAAGAATGTCCTTGACCTTGGCAATTTCAATGTCCATCAATTGCTGAGAACGTTGCACGGCCACAATGTGACAAAATACATTATGTCCCATCATAAGAGCATAGGCAAAACTATCCCAACTTGTTTTGTTTGGAATCCTGCCTAGCTTGTTAAGACGAGGAACAACATTGTAATGGCTAGGTAGTAAGTGATCAAATTTAACTTGTTTGCCCTTGGCATCTACTCCTAATTCTGCATCAGTTTTTCTTTCGCCTAAGTTATAATAGGCAATATCTTCCATGGTCAATCTTCTGCCAATTTCTGACTCGAATGGGAATGGTATGTTGCTTCCTGCAAGGGCTTTGTTATCTGGGGCTTTGTCCATAATAACACTCCACCTTTTTGGTGTGTGGACTGCGTTTGTGTATACGAGTCCATGCGCTGTTGCAATAAACGGTGAGGCGCAGTCAAAAGATATGGTAAGCTCTTCATTAATATGTTTCCTAATTTGTCGTTGAATCAAAGTTAAGTAACAACTCCAGTCGAGTTGTGCTGTACCCAAAAAATGGATCCAGTTTTTGCCCTTCAGCAAACCTTCTTCTCTAAGTGTCATTAGACGTTTAAGAGCAATATCCATTTTACACATATTAGCACCGCCAAAAGCCCAACCTTCAGCTTCTTTGCCAGCATATGGACCAGTAGGGTCACTAAATTCTTTTACACCATTATACCATTTTTCAGCAGTATCCCAATCACTGCCTTGCAACACGTTAAGCCATTTAGTTGAACCCATACGATTATTTAAAAAGTATGCGTTATTGAATCTTGTTTTTTCCAAACAATCATCAAATGTTTTCAACCCTGTCTTTGGACTATGAATATGATCACATGCCCATGTAGGAACGTCAAGCATCATTGACCAATCAGCAGTGACTTCTAACCATTCTAGAATGCTTTTACGAACGGCATTAGCTTTTGGGCCTTCAAAGTCTAACCAATCAAACTTAAGAACACCTTTACCAATCTGATAGCCACCCGAATCACCTAATATCATTGTCTTAGAACGGTCACGGTCTTGAATCATTGATTCTTGTACTAGACTCTTTTCTATATCTAACTGAGCGTGACCAGCAGAGTAAAGACCGTACTTGTAAGTAAAGTATCCTTCTTCGTCATTAAGAAAATTCATACCTTCGATACCGCGATCAAACCCTTTAGGGATACGATCATCAGGAATAAATTTTTCTAATCGTTGTTTGGCAATATAGGTGCTATAAAAACTACTAATAGCAGGCAAAAAGACTGCATAGTCTTTTTGTAGCGGAGATAAATTAACTGGCGGATTTATCATTATGTTCGAGCAAGAATGATATATTTGTAAGTTGCTAAGCCGCTATCTAAAACAATTTGTACAGCGCCTTCGTTTGACAAGCTCATTTTAGTATTATTAACATCGGCAATTTTTAAGATACTTAATACTGGTAACACAGGCCATGTCCATGACTTGTTCAAAGTACCAACCACGTCAGTTGCAAAAATAAATTCACCACTATGACTACCTTGGTCGCCGAAAGTAAATTTCAGTTTGTTGCCATCAGTTTTAGCTAAGAATGTATCATGCTCACTGTTTGCTTGAGCTTGGAATTGAAAACGTTGAATAGCACTAACTGACGGAGTAATTTCTACATCCCATTTAACACCACGGAAAGTTGTAGTTTTAATTTTTTCATTAATGATTTCTGTATTCATGAAACCGTATGTATTTTTAAAATCACCTTCCTTATTTTCAAAATGCAAACCTGTAGGAGTAGTTTCGTTATTACGTGTAGTAGTTAGCAACGAAATAATGGCATCTTCCTTATATTCAGGACATTCTAAATTATATTTCAATTTGTTTAATTGTGGCATACCAAATACACCAATCATTTCCGGCTGTGGATTTGTAGTTTCTCCAAACATAACCACTGTTCGGTCGTCTGCCATTGAATCAATTTTTGTAGATTCGTCTGTTCCTGTAATTTTTACAATGTTTAGGAAACCGAGGTTGTGAGTATGGCTCACGATGTCTTGTAAGATGTCTTTCATAGTATAGTCCTTTTGTTAAGTATATTTAGATTTAGGTATAATGTCAAGAAATATTTTAGTCAAAGCTGAATAATTTGCCAAACGTATTATCTTCTGTAGTAGAGTCCAGATCCCACTCTAAAACTCCAATTAAATTGGCAAGTTTATTATTAATAATTGTAGCTTCCATTTCACTGTGATCAAATGGCAGGTCTTGAAACCATTTAGGTAAACGTAATTCATCAACTGGATATGCAATACTTGTAAATCCAAGTGGGTTAGTTTTAACTTTGCATACAATGACTTTCATACCATCAACAATTTGTTGACTGTATTTGTCGCCATTCATACGTTTAAGCGTATTCCAATTAATACTAGCACGTACATGCCCTGGCATATTAGTCTTACCTGCTTTACGCTCTTTTTCTTGATACTCCGCAATGTTATTAGCACGTTTAGGACTGCCTTTTTCCCAACCGGGTCTAGCTTTAAACTCAGTACGGAATTCTCCAATACGCTCTAATATTTCTTTTTCTTGAGAACCATTCAATACTTTGGTTAGAATTTCTTCAAGGAACTTTTGCATAAATTCTGGGGTATCGCTGCGTTTAAGATCCAACCCCATGGCTTTAATTTTACCTGTCTTATCCTCAGTATCATATCTTTTGTCATCTTTGTCATAGTACAATATAGCGTATCGCTTCTTAGTCATAAAGATGCCTTTGATAGCAACGAATTCACGCCCTGCTTTAATAACTTCCCCACGTGACTTTGGACAGTGGAATGCATCTAACATAAACTGTGGAAATGTAGCATTAACATTATCTGCAACTGTATTATACAATTGAATAACAATATTTTTATCCCAGGGAATAAGTTTCTTTTGAATATCAATCTTTAATGTATTATACGCTGAAAAATAACAAGAGTCTGTATCACCATAGATAATTGCTTTACCTACATGATCATTAGTGCCTGTAATAATCTCATTTACTTTTCCTGCCATATGTTTAGCAATAGCACGGCCAGTAAGTGTAGTACTTTGTCCAATCCGTTTGTCAAAGAATCTACAACCTGGATTAAGAATAGCACCGTACAAACTATTCAAATTAATCTTCTTAACTAGTTGTCGTTTGTCCCAATATTCTTCTTCAACCTTATTGCCGGCATCTATTGCGGCTTTAAGTTTTTTTTGCATATTTTTCCGTTCGGAATACCAACGTTTTAGTAGTCCGGGAATAATACCTTCTTGCTCATAGGTAAAAATAGTACCATTAGCACTAAGCATCCACGGTTGATTGCTTTCGTAAATGATTCGATACACCTCTGCGGCGCTTAATATATCTGTATTGCCGTTTTCCCAATCAATAGTAATTTCAAATGCTTTGTCTTGGCGCATTACTGCTTCGTATTCTAAACTACCAAACATACCTTCCCACGCTGCTGCAAATGATTTCTTTTCCACTAACATTTGTTTACTAATAAATTGGTCAGTTGCATCTTGTTGTAGTTGACCTATGATAGTTTCTGGTCCCATATTCAATGCGCGAATTGCACTTGGATATAGACTGTTAATGTCCATACTACCTATCCAGTCATGCAATCCTTTTTTAGGATATGCTACATATGCGCCGGCAGCTTGATTAGCAGCATTTTCATCACGTTGATTTCTAGATGGAACAATTAGTCCCCTATGATGGGCTTCATTAACAATGGCTTGTTCAGTAACTGCTACGGCACCCATTGTTGTTTGTAGCAACACAGTACACTCGTGTGCAAGAGTGTTTGTTAAATCTAAGAATTTTAATTTCTTATCTAGCTTATCTAACAGAGCAGTATCTTGTCTGTTGTATTCGATAAATTTACGGAAGTCATTATTGTATAATTGATCAAGTGTGCCTTCGTATACAGTTTTACTTTCGCCTAGTTCGTATTCAGCAATTGCATCTAGTCGGTAACTATGACGTTCTTCGTAGGTATATTTGCGGTACAATTCGAGACTGTCCAAATGAACGCGACCAATAAGATCATAAGTAACAGCCTGTTTCCCGTATTTCTCATATTCTCTTTTCTTTGGAAATTGATCCCACAAACAAAATCTGCGGGTATCTTCTTTGCTTAATACCTTTGTAACACGATTAACTGTGTAAGGAATATCAAACCCTTCTGAATTCCAACCACTTAACACATCTGCGTCATCGATCAAATTTAGAAATGCATCCAACATTTCTGCTTCAGTTTCAAATAGATATGTATTTGGAAAATCGTTAATCTGTTCAGTTGCCGCGTCCATGGTTAGTGTCTTTGGAGGAACAGCAAAACATACCAATGTATTTAACCATTGTAAATGTATTGATATTGAGGTGATTGGCATGAAAGCATTTTCCGGTGTACTATAACCTCTTTCGGGGTCAAAATCCACCTCGATGTCAAAGAATGCTACATTTAATGTAGGAGCATCTTTGCCTAGATAGTTATCTTCTAGATTACGGAATACAGGCTTGATGTCGCTTTCAAATAATCTACGATCACTATGTATGCGTAATTCTTTCTGAAATTCTTTATTAGTTTTGCAAGTTACTTTACTAAGTGATTCTCCGTAAATTGATTTGTACTTGCCTTTTGAATCCAGGTGATAAAAAACATATCTAGCTGGGTATTCTTGATATATTCTACCCTTTTTTGGATCGCGTTCGACAACTTTGATAATATCTTTGTCGCGGTCCCATATTGCATCAACATATGACATATTCTTTCTCCTTGTGACTTAATGGCTCACTGACCCTTGTATAATCAATTATGGCTGATTCAACCTTACTCATAAATTATTTAGCATTCTAATTAGTCCCACGGAATCTATTGTTACAAGTAGCATGTAGTTAGCCAACATGCCAAAAGATTTCCGAGTCCAAGCAGCCCAAGCATAGAGACCGCAACCGATGATCCATATAGGGTAAAGAGCAAGTAGGGGCGGGCTGGGGACTGTGAGAGCCATGGTAATAGAACACCCAATGCTAATGCCCCAAGCAACAAGCTCAATGCAGAAACGAACGCGATTAGTGCGGTAATCATCTTTGATCCATTTCAGTGTTGATTTAAATATTTCAATCATTTATCCTCACGACGGAAACTGTGACCACTGATATCAACAATAGTTTCAAGATCATCAAACTCACGGAACACTTGATCCCATGTATCTTTCTGTGCAATTTTAATTGCCTTCTTAATAACACTGGGCTTGATTTCCAATTCCTCCGCCACAGCTTTGATGGTTTCGTTGAGACCTTCAGTTAGGTCTTGAATTTCCTGCATTACCGTCATTCCCTCTGCAACGATTTGTTTAATTTTGGCCTGCTCTGGGGCGCCGAATGCTTTACTCATAAAAAATCTCCTTGTTAGCTAGTATACGCTATACAAGGAGCAGTGTCAATGTTTATTTTACAAACGGGCGTCTATAATATTCCAATTGATAATTTTCCACTGATTATTTAAGTAACCTTTTTTATCGGCTTGATAATCGTACCAGGCATGCTCCCACCAATCTATTAATAGTATGATATCGTTTTTAATTTGGTGGTTGACAATGGTTTTGATTTCACCATTCTTGGCAAGATATACCCATCCGCTGCCCTGTATACCCATAGCAGTTTTTTCAAACTTTTCTTTAAACTTATCAAAACTTTTGAAATGCTGATTAATAAATTCTAGAGATTTACCAGCGGGTTCATTTGATCCCTTGGGCGGTTGCATTTGTGGAAAATA